AACAGGTATATCTCTCTTCTCTCCTATCGTTTCTACTAAGTTAACTGTTAAATTGTAAGATGGTTGAAAATATGGAAGAATCTGCTCAACAATCTGAAGCATATCATCATTTAACTTTGTCATAATTGCCAACTCAAAATTCATATTATAAGGAACTGGCATATATGCTTTTTGAGTCGATTTCTTATCAGAACTCAATGCTTTTGAAAATTTTTGAGTTTGAGTAACTTTCCTTGAAGGATCGTATTGTAACCCAGTAAATTCAAATGACATTCTTGGCAATGTCATAGCAACAGACTTATTTAAATCTGGAGATTGAGTAAGTCTTGCTAAAAACTTTTGCGTTGGTCCATAAGACAAAGGAACTCTAAACTGATTTACTACTTCTTCAGAAGAGTTCTCTTGCTTTATAAGCATATCATTAAACAAAGAACCGAAAGATATAATGGTCCTTCTAAAAATTTCGTGATAAAAATGTTCAAACATCTTTCAATTCTTTACTTTAACTATTATTTAGGTCTTATGGTGTGCCAAAAGGATTACCTTCGCTAAAGTCCATTATAGAATCTGCCTCGGTTTCCATTGTATCATTATCACCAAATCCACTACTTTCGATATAATCCTTAGTAAGTAATATATAACTTGCCGAAGATGCTGCTCCAACAATTGATTCACCAATATCAAAATTACCAGTCTGATCATAAATATCCAATGATCTTGTATCTGCAGTCCACTTAACAACTCTTGCCGTAATACCAGAAGTCTGACCAGTTATTACTTCATTCAATGTATAAGTTCCAGTTCCTGTTGTACCTGGATTAGTTAATGTAATCGTAGGTGGTGCTGTATATCCAATTCCAGCGTTTGTTATACGGATTTGACTAATTGTTCCTGCAGTACTAACAACAACTGTTGCTGCAGCAGATACTGTAGAAGTACCACTAAAACTTACTAATGGTTTAGTTGCNGTACTATATCCACTACCACCATTGGTAATAGTAACAATGCCAAGTACACCATCACCGATTGCTGCTGTTGCAGCTGCACCTCCTCCACCAGTAGAATGTGGAATAAATCTCACTCCAGGAACTACTGTATATCCTGCACCTGGATTAATTAGTTCAACACTTTGTACAGATTTGCGTAGAGGATCAACATTCTTATCGCAAGCAACAATTCCACCAATCATAGTCGCAGTACCAATACCACTAATACCTCCAGCTGGGGCAGAAGATATTCCCACTTGAGGAGTATACTTATATCCACCACCACGATTAGTTACTGTGATATTTGTAATTGCTCCATCAACAACATATCCAACAGTTGCCGCTGCTTGTGTTCCAACACCAACCATAGTCAATGTTTGTGTTCCACTCAATCCTATTGCAGATGCATCATCTCCAGTAAAGATATCATCAATTTCTGTAATATCAGTATCAATAATTTCTCCAGTTTCATACCTATAAAGTTCACATTTTAAAGTGTAGACATAAGTCTTTTTAAGTTGATAGAATGGTTGTTCATGTTCAACAAACTTAATTTCAAACAATCTATCACCAAAAGGAAAATAAATTAAATCTCCTTCAGAAGGTCTAGTATATACTTTAACATTATTATCTCCTTTTAGAAGTGGAGATATATAAGTTTCAAACCTTTCTTTAGATATTGTTAATGTTATTTCATTAAGAGCTTGAATACCAAATTTTGATAGTATTGTAGTTTGGTCTCCATATCCTTCATTATTTTCAATATATGCTTCTATAGGAAGTGCTTCATCAAATTTGGATTCTATAACTTCTCTAATTATTGTTTTTTCTGTTATATATTTTCTTGGAAGATAATGCACTTCAACACCATACATCCTCAACTGTTCATTGATTAGATCCTGAACTAGATTCTGCTCTCCAGATGACCCTTGTAAGAAAAATGAATTTAATACCATTACCTTAACCTATCATATCAAGAGGAGGTAGTTCATAAGTATTGGACATTCTTTCTCTAATAATATCTAAATCTCTCTGTGCATCATCATACATTTGTCTTCCATTCAATTCCACACCACCAGGAAGTTTTACTCCTTGGAATTTCATCATATTTTGACCCCATTGCTTCTTAATCAATGCGGTTAAGTATGGTTTTATAAACGAATCATTCCATACTCTAGCATAATCGCTTGGATCTAATACGGAATAGCAATCAATGATTAGATAATCACCAACGGTTAGATTACCCCAATCAATATCAAGATAAAGTCTGTCTTGTCTTTTATTAAATCTAATCTGCTTCTGTGTAGATAATAAGAAATCTAAATCTTCAAGATATGTCTTAACCATAGCATAGGATAAAAGTTCAGTAGATCCCCAATAATAGACATCATTTAAGAACAACTGATACTTCACACTAAACATATTATTGGTCAGAGTGTTAGATCCATCAAAATGGAATAGTTTAGTAACTCCTATTACATTTGGTGGAATCTGTAAGAAATTACTATTTTCTTCCCAATTGAATTGTGTCGTAGCAGAACCTACGATTGTAGCGTCTGCAGTAATTGTCGATATTCCTACCTTACCATTACTTCCACCGTTTGCTCTTCCTCTATCAATATCATCTTGCGTTACTTGATACTTATAAAATGTCTGATAAACACCATCAAAATGCCTTTCCTGAAAAAACTGAATGGCATCATCGGTCAAATCATCAAGTTGTTCATCCGCAACATTGATCTCTAAAACAGGAGCACCCAATTGCCTCTTGCAATAATCAATTAATTCTGTTCTTGTAGATGGTTGTGCCATTTACACAATTTCCTTTATTGATATTTAGACTGGACAAGATGGTGCAATAAATCCTTAATTTCACCAATCTCACCTTTTAAGTTTGCAAGATCCTCTTCCATACTTTTAGATTTTTGATCTGCTTCATTATTAGCATCACGCCTTGAAATATATTCATCATAAGCAGATTTATTAGTGTTTATAATACTTTGTGTTTGAGGATCTCTTACTAAATCAGAATGATCTTTTACTTTTATATATTCCATAATATTAAGCGAGTGCTATTACTCTCAAATCCTTTGCTGAAGGTGCATAACATTGACTAGTTGATGTAAATACAAATTTAATCCTATAAGATTTAAATGAAGGCAAAGTCTTTGAACTGAATATGTAATCAGTCCATCTACTCGATGCATTAACACCTTTTTCTGGTAAAGGAACATACTTATCTGAACGACCACTATTATTCTGGAATTCGATAATTTCTCCTCTATCATTTAAGTTATCATATCCCGGGAATGGCGTAAATACTGGATAAAAACTATCAGATTCGCTTATTGAATAAAATGCTCTAATATCCGAATATGAATTTAGAAATGCACTTAAAGTGAGTTGTAAAGAAGTTGCTGAATTTTCAAGATTTATTTCTTTGGAAATAAACTGGAAAGCAGTTGGATCTTCAGTTGCAGAATTCGATCTTTTATCTGTAGCATAATCAGTGATTATGCTATTAACTCTATGAGAAGTTATAATAGTATTAACTCTTTGTGAATCAATAACGGGAGATAATCTTGTATCACTAGATTCTAATTGAACGCTTAACTGGAACGATTTGTTACCATCAAGATCTGTTAACTTATTATTTTGATTGACATCAGAGAAAATAGCTCTAGGAGTATCTAGATAATTTGCCTTATTTAAAGCAACCGTTTCCCATCCCTTATCAATCCAAGCAATTTCATTACCACTCATACTCGTTGAGCTTACCGTTCTAATCATACCACTCAAATTTGTTCCAGGAACAGTAGTATTTTGAATCATTGGCGTAATAATTTCAAAAGGCATATTTTGTGTTGCATGGATATCATTTCCACCAACTGATTTTGTCCTTTGAGAATAAAGTTTTGGCCAACCAGCAGAAGTAGTTCTATCAATACCATCAGTACTCATACCAACTTTAATATTATAATAATCAAACGTAACTGGATTATCAATTGTTGCATCATCTAAATCATGAGTTTTATTAATTCTCTTAAGAGAAATTCCATTTGTTTCATACTTATAAACTGGTGTTCCTACTGGATAATCTTTTGGAGTACTACCTCTTGTAATAGTTCCAGTAAGAGATCCAGCAGATGTTGTTGTATATCCAATAATCTCATCACCAATCTTCACATAACCAGCATTTGTAGTTCCGATTCCAATATTCTCAAACGATTGGAAATTAGAAATAGAATCAACCGATAATGCTCCAGTATTAGATGAAGAATATGCTGCAGTTAATTTTGTTGGTTTTATATCTGATCCAACATCAGATATAATAACCTTATTCTCACTAGAATACATTCCATGATTTCTATGGTTTACTTTTACATGCAATCCATCATTTACAACAGTAAGTTCTTCGATTTGAATTCCACCAACATCAGACATATCAGACTTTGTTGATGCACTACTTACCCAATTTAATGCCGTAGTAATCCCTGCGCCATTAATAAATTGAACAGTGGATGCAGATCCAACAGAAATGAAGTTTCCTTGTACATTATCAATAACAAGTTCATTTGTTTTTCCTATTGCTACTGTAGATAATNTTAATGCAGTACCAAGATTATTAGATCCAATAGTAGTTACTCCAAGAGTATCTCCAATTTCATATCCAGTTCCACCCGATACAACTGTCGCAAATCCAACAGTTCCATCAGTTTTAACTTGAATATTGGCAGTTGCATTTCTACCAGATCCAGTAAGTGTTGTTAAATTAACTGTTGAATAAGTAAATGGTCCAGTATATCCAATTCCTGNACTNATAATATTTAAAGCGCCTGTTATGCTTCCAGCAGATCCAACATAGTTACCCGTTGCATTATTTCCCATCTGACTAATTACAAGACCTGGTTTAAGATCGTGATCAATAACNGTCTTTGAAAGTCCAACTCTTATTTTCCTTGAATTGAAAGACAGAGAATCTGACATCAATCTTGGAATTTGATTATTTCCTTTACTTAAAACAGGATTATAGAATTCAACTTGTCCTNTNTCAACAAAATCTGCTCTATAAAGAACAAACTTCAAATCTTCCCATTGACTTGGTTCCCAAGTAGAAGCATTTTGTGATTTGAACAGTGAACCCAAATATGGTTGGTTTGAAATAAATGCATCGGTTAAAAGATCAGTTTCACCAATTCTAGAAATATAAACACTATACTTAGTAGACATTGATGCTACACAAATAGCATACTCAGTACCACCATCAAGATAAACTGGAGCATCAAAAACAAAAGATGTTGCTACTGATCCATCACCAGAGACATTAACATTGCTTGGATCTAAAACAATTTCAGAGAATGGAATAATCTTTTGTGTTGGTGTTCCATGCTTCATTGTCCTAATTTGAAGAGTTACTGGAATATCACTATCATCCTTAGACTTAAAGAATACATCGCACCTAGTAGCAAAAATACCTGTTTCATCATCAACCAAGAATGATTGAGCCAATGGATCATACCATTGAGTTTTA